GCAAATGTTGACGACGCTTACCCGTGTTTAATTTATCGCTTGGACCGTCAGCAAACGCAGGTCAGGATACCCGTGCAGGCAATCGTGGCTCTCGGCAATTCCGACGTTGCCGGAGACGTGGCTGAAACTTATGACTGGGCGTACACCGCAACGTTGGATTGGTCGACGTTTGCGATGGTGTTGCGTGAACACTTGGCGGTAATGGAATGAAAATGGATCAGTTATTTGAGTTAGATTGGCAAACCGAATGGCAGAACATGCCTGAGTTTGTGCAAGAAAAAGACGAGCCATTCGCAATGGTGCGTGTCAGGTTTCGGACGCAAGAGGATATGGAAAACTTTGCCAAATTGATCGGGCAGAAGATGACGCCAAAGACCAAGAGCATTTGGCATCCAGCCTTGGAGCGTTCAAACAAACAATTACTAAGGTGGAAAGATGTTACCTAGATACCCTGTTTATATAGTGTCAAAGGGGCGCTGGAAAAACCGCCTGACCAGCAAGGCTTTAAATGTCATGGGAGTTCCTTACAAAATTGTAGTCGAGGAAGAGCAGTTGCCAATGTATCAAGCGGAAGTCGGTGTCGATAAATGTTTAGTTCTGCCGCAACGATACCTCGACGACTATGACACATGCGATGATATTGGAGACAGTAAAAGCAGGGGCCCGGGGGCGGCCCGTAACTTTGTCTGGGATCACGCGACAGAACTTGGCACAAAACGACATTGGGTCATGGATGACAATTTAGACGCATTCCACCGTCTCAACAGAAATATCAAACGCGAAAGTGACACACCCGCAATTTTCGCGGCTATGGAAGATTTTGTGGACCGTTACGAGAACGTGCCGGTGGCTGGGCCTAACTATTATAGCTTTGTTAAAGCATCAGACGGTGTGCCTGCGTTTGTCACAAACACTCGTATTTATTCTTGCCTCCTGATCCAGAATGACGCACCGTACCGCTGGCGTGGCCGGTATAACGAGGACACTGATCTTAGTTTGCGCGTCCTAAAGGATGGGCTTTGCACTATTCAGTTTAATGCGTTTTTGCAGGGTAAGGTTACGACGCAACGTATGAAAGGTGGTAACACCGACGAGTTTTATGCGGCTGAGGGAACGAAGGCAAAGTCACAAATGCTCGCTGACTTGCACCCCGACGTGGCGAAAGTCATATGGAGATTTAACCGTTGGCATCATTATGTCGATTACAAACCGTTTGTTAAAAACAGATTAATAAGGCGGGCTGATATTGATGTGCCAAGAGGGATAAATAATTATGGGATGGAGCTGGTAGATGTCGCGCCCAACTGAGGGTCCAGCAGGTGGCCTGATCGTCAGGTCATTCGACAAAACGTAAAACGTGAAACGTAAAGGAAAAGATAATGTTAGAATATATATCAGACGGCGGCTCCGGTGGCGGAGATCGCACACCAATCTTGAAATTCTCCGCAAAGGACGGCAGCTTTATTGCAGTTGAGAGAGTGCAGATTGACGGGCAGTGGACAAATCAGGACAACGAGCTGACCCCTCCAATCAAGGTTGCGATGGATCTGGAGAAGCTGGAGGTGGGTTATATAGCCTTTATGCCTGCGCCAGATTTTCGTATGGTTTTGGTGGGTGAGCGTCCACCTGAAAAGCCAAGTGATGTTGGGGCTGACGGAAAGCCTATGCACAAGTGGGGTTTCAGGGTGCAGCTTACCAACAAGGACATTGGCTTGCGTGAGCTAAGTAGCAGCTCAAAGAATGTGTATGTTGCCATGCAGACGCTGTACGCTCAATATGTAGCGGGTAAGGATGAAAACGCTGGCAAAGTGCCAATCGTGGAAATCAGTGGAACTGAGCGAAAGGTGCAGACACTGAGCGACGGGCAACAGCAGACGTGGCGAGTGCCACAGTGGGCTGTAATAGGCTGGACAGATCGTCCTGCGGCATTAGGTGGTGCGGCAGCATCACCGGCAGAACCCGCAGCAGCGTCAGTTGCGCCGCCAGTAGCCGTTGATCCTCCAGCGTCTACGTCGGAAGGCAGCGACTTGTTCGTTTAAGCGGTAGGCGGGCGGCACTTTGTCCCTTGGGTGTCGCCCGTCGTTTTTGAGGGACAAGAGGGATAGAGGGTTACGATATGACAAACATTGCGGCACATGCCGAGGCGGTAGCAACCGCATATTGGGGGGAGCCAGCGGTACGGCGGGGTCACATACTGCGCTGGGGGACGCACGGCTCAAAGGAACTTGACCTCCGCAAAGGCACTTGGTTCGACTTTGAAAACAACGAGGGCGGCGGGGTTATCGATCTGGTGCGGGCACATGAAAGCACGTCTATGCTAGGCACAATACCTGAGATACTGGAGCGCAAGTTTGGCATCCAGCGACAGAGCCAGCAGACACTGACGCCCGCACGCTTTATGAGCGCGGTCTATGACTACGTCGACGATCAGGGTGAGGTGGTCTATCAGGTGCGCCGGTTTGAGCCTAAGACGTTTCGTCAGGTCAGGCCGGACGGTAAGGGCGGTTGGATACATAACATGGACGGTGTAATGCCGGTCCCGTACCGGCTCGACCGTATGATACTCAACCCAGAAGCGCCGGTATTTATTGTGGAGGGTGAGAAGGCCGCAAACCGGCTAATCAAGGAGGGGCTGGTTGCCACAACTAATCACGGCGGGGCAAAGAACTGGAAGCCAGATCTTAACAAGTGGTTTGCCGGTAAGAGTGTCGTGGTTCTGCCAGATGCAGACGATGCCGGAGCCGCACACGCTGAAGTCGTGATCGCCAATATATTTGATACAGCCAAGCAGGTGAAGCGCGTGGATCTGTCGGGTCTGCCGGAAAAGGGCGACGTGGTCGACTATCTGGATAACCGCAGTGTCAAGGACATGCTGGCAGAGGTTAAGGCAGCGCCGGTCATTGCCGCAGCTCCAGTTGATGCGCCGGAGCCGGAGGTAAGCGACGGGCTGGACTACTTCGATTTTGTCGGTGCCGAGTACATCCGTAATATGCCGCCGATTGAATGGACGATAGGAGAGGGCGACAAGGGCATCATAACGCAGCATGGTTTGACGGTGATGTATGGCGCACCAGGCGCCGGTAAGTCGTTTATCGCTTTAGACATGGCTCTGTCGATTGCAAACGGCGTCCCGTGGCAGGGTATGGCAACCAAGAAGGGCAAGGTGCTTTACATAGCCGGTGAGGGCGTTGGCGGCCTTGGCAAGCGCCTCAATGCGTGGGAGGCACACAACAAGGTGCGCGATAACAAGAACCTTCACGTTTTGCCTATCGCCGTGAATTTTCGTGAACAGGCAGACGTGGAAAAGCTGATGCGTTCAATCGACAAGGCTGGCACGGGCTGGTCGGTCGTGTTCTGCGATACCGTCGCCAGATCACTCGTCGGGGCTGATGAGAACAGTGCCACCGAGCTTGGCCTGTGGGTTTCTGCGGCGGATAGTATCAAGGCACACTGCGGTTGCGCGTTTATCGGGGTGCATCATAGCGGCAAGGACAGTACACGCGGTATGCGCGGCTCCAGCGCCCTTCTGGGGGCTGTTGATACGTCGCTGGTGGTCAGCAAGGACGAGAACCTAGTTTACATGCGTTGCGAGAAACAGAAGGACGCAGAGCCAGCAGATGAGCAGGTGTTTGAGATGACCGAGGTTGCGCTTATTGAAGGAACGTCGGTTGTGTTGTCACGGGTCGACGGCGAACAGCCGGTCAAAAAGAAGAAGGCAAAGGGGCTTTCAGTTAATCAGCAGATCGCTCTGGAGGCACTCAGAAACGTCATAATCGATAGCGGGAACAAGGTCGTTGCGGCGTCATTATGGCATGAGGAACACAGGCAAAAATGCCCAGATTTGGACCGCCGGAGGGCCGGAGACGCCAGACACGGGTTAATTGAGCTTGGTTTGGTTGCGGCGGACAAAAACAAGGTATGGCTTATTAATGATAACAAGTAGTTATCGAAAAATGTCCGGTGTCCGGCGGACAGTGTCCGGTCAAAGCGGACGGTGTCCGTCCTGTCCGGTTTTTACTAGGAACCGGACGGACATCCGGACGGACGGACGGACGGGCTAAAATGGAGGACAGAAATGGCAGTTAAAAAGGGTCGAGGTAAGCCGAAGCCAAACAAGGTTTATCATGCGCCAAGTAATGGGGCGATGAGACGGATGCAACAGAGCCTGCACAAGTATGATGACAGGGTTTCTCAGGTTGAGCAGAAGTGGGGTGTGGACAGGTTGGTGTGGTTAGTGCCAACGGAGCTGCGGAATAGATTTGAGCAGCAAATGGACAGGCTCAATGCGGCTATCGATAAGGCGCAGGATGTAGAGCATCAGGTTGAGGTGACGCTAAAGGGTGTCGCCGCATTAGAGAGGGCGGCAGTCGAAGCCGGTGCCGAGCCGCTGAAGGGTGAGTGGATAGAGGGCAACATGCCGGATGGCAGGGTGTTGGCAATCGTGCCGACAGATTACGAGGTGAGCAAGGTAAAGCGAGACAATCGTGAAATGGTGGTTTACTCTGTCAATGAGATTGGCCGGATACTGGAGGACTGGGAGGCCAGCAAGCCGGTTGAAGAGGTGAAGCATGTATTTGAGGGTGCGGTAGTGGAAAAGGTACGCACACCAATTGAGGAGGAGTTGAATGACGAGATCCCCTTCTGACATTGTCGAGCGTGACGACATACTCAAGGATCGTGAGTATTTGCTGATTGGTACGTCGACGTGGATTGACGTGCGGACGCTGACCGTGAACGTGCAGCGGGTAGAGGGTGGATTGAAGATAGACATATGGCCGAGAGAACTATTGCGCGGGTATGAGCCTATAGCTAGTGTTGAGGTTCCGTTTAGTCAGGGAGCGTCGGAGGCGATAGATGATTGAGGAAGGTGATGGAAGCTGGCAAAGGCTGCTTGAGCAGGACAGGTGTCCGAAGTGCAAGAGCCTAATGACAAAACTAATGGATGGTGACGTGATGGTCAGGCGTGAGTGCTTGGTTTGTAATTTAATAATTAATGAGGGTATAGGGGATAAAAATGAACAGGGTTGAAGTATTAGACGACGCGAAACAAAAGGTGTCAGTTGAGCGTGCAAGCCAACACGGTGACATGGAGAACAATTTTACGACCATTGCTGATTACTGGTCGGTGCATCTGGACGTGATGGTAACCCCAGAGGACGTGGCCGTGATGATGGCGCTGTTAAAGATCGCACGCATCAAGTCCAATGCTGATAATGAGGATAACTGGGTTGATGGTTGTGGGTATCTGGCCTGCGGTGGTGAGCTGATGGACAGAGATGGGTGACGTTGTCAACATAAGAGACAGGCATTTTGTGCAGTTTTTTACTGAGCCGGTAGACTGTGATTGGTGTGGACAAGAAACGCACGGTTATGTGTTTGAGCGGATGCAGTCTATCGTCTGCTCCAAATGCAGGCAGCCTCTACTGGTGATTGATGACAGAGAGAAAATGATAGTGACTTTGGATGATGGGACAGAAATGGAGTTTGACGATGAGTGCTAGGCTACCTGATGAGGTGTGGGTCGAGTTCTTGTCCCGTGTTACCGCAGGACGCGCTGGTCAGTCAGTGTGTAAGGATAAGGACATGCCAGCTTGGGGAACAACGTGGAACAAGATACACAATGACAAGGACTTTGAGCGTAAATATATGAATGCGCTGGCGTCTCGCGGTATGATTTATGCAGATCAATTAGACGAGATAAACAGGCGCGTACTCAGTGGTGAGATTGACCCGCAAGCTGCCAGACTTGTGTCTGATAATTTCAAGTGGACTGCGGCTAGGCTGTTGCCAAAAGTTTACGGAGATAAACAGCAGGTCGACGTTACGCATGAGGCCGGAGGTTCTTATCTTGAGCTGCTACAGCAGGTTAACAATGCGGCGCAGATTAAGCACGCAGATGTAGTAGAGCATAAAGAAAACACAAGTGACGGATTACGCGCCCGCGCGACCAAAGTTAACCAGATTTCAGTTAACTCTGATTTGCCTAATAAACAGGCAAACAAGCGCAAAAAGGGCAAAAAGTTATCCACAGGCAACTAAGTGATTGATTTTACACAATACCGTTCGCGCATAATTAACGTTATGCGACATTTATGGCAAAAACGTATAAAGTTAACCAAAAATCGGTTAACACCCCCCCATCGAAATATCGCGGGGGGCAGCGATAAAAATATATACCCCTCACCACCCCCCCCTTTGGAGGTAACGCATGAACGACACCCAAGCGACCGTCGAGGCCATAGCCGCCCTACGGGCAGAT